CCATCCACAAGTGCTACTGACCGTGTTCGTTTGAACGTAGGTGACATTTGGCCTGATATGGAATGGCTGCACGACGAAGACTATCAGTATTTCATCGACAAATATAATGGCAATGAGAATAGAGCGACACTAGATGCTGCTCGTACTTTGTTGTTTACACTATCTCGATTCACACGTGAACGAACTGGTGACATTGAGGTATATGGTGGTGATATCTTTAGTAACTACTACCGTGCCCTTGAGCTAATATTGAAAGACCCTAACGCTGCTATCAGTGTGGCTATGCCATACGCTGGTGGTATCTCGCGTCAAGATATGCATGACAACCGAGTCAACTGTGATAACAACTCAGTGATGGTTCCTACTGAACGCCCCTTCCGCCTTGGATGTGGTAATTGGCAGTACAACTATGACTTGATGTGTGACGGTGTAGGTGGTGGTCATGGGCTTCAGTATTAAGTTTGAAAACAAAATCCCAGCCTTGATGAAGAGGTTGGACAAATTAAACGGTATGGAAGTCGAAGTTGGTTTCTTTGAAGAGGATCGTTACGGTCCTGAGAATCATAACTTGCCTGTAGCTACTGTAGCTGCATACAACGAATTCGGTACTGTGCATAACCCACAAAGACCTTTCATGACAGACACTTTCTCTGAAGGCACTAACCAAGCCATCATGGCTGCTCAGATGAAACAAGTGTTCGGTAACGTCATTAAAGGCGGAACAGCCACACAAAGGTTGTTGAACATCCTTGGTCGTATTACTGGAGAGTTGATGCAAATCAGCATCGCACAATATGCCGCTATGGGCGGTAACTCCAAGAGGACGATTGAGAAAAAAGGCGGTAGAGATACGCCACTGATTGACACAGGTAAGATGCTTGAGTCTGTCAGATTCCACATCCACCGTTAAGGAGTACATAAATGAGAAATCCACCACTGCTCCTAACTGGACACACAACGCTCGATATTATCCGCCGTGAGGCTGAGACAATCATTCGAGGGCGTCCTAGCCCCGGAGCTGAGAGTACAGTCCAAGTTGTATGCAACGTACAACCGGTGCTGAAATCCACAGACACCTACCTCTTGCCAGAAGCAGATCGAACACGTGCAACACTCAAAGTGTACACGAAAGGCGCTTCGCTAAGACAACGTAAAGAAGGACCAAACGGATATGCTGCTGACCGCTTCTACTGGAAGGGTGAGTTGTATGAAGTTATGAAGGTTATTGATTACGACATGGGTGTACTTAACCATTACAAAGCCTTGTGCATGAGGGTTGAGCTAACATGAATATTTATCAAGACCTAGAAGATTCTCTCTACAATATTGTCAACGCATTGCACCCTGACTGGAACATCTTGTTTGCTTTTACAAACGCTGCTGAGCCGGTTAATCCTTACCTCGTTATTGACGTAAAGAAACTTAACCCAATTGGCCGTGAGTATAACTCGACACCAACCCTTGGTGAAGATGACGTGAAGCTTATCCAAACAACCATTCAAGACCACGAAGCAACTGTGAGATTTGAGTTTGTTGGTAAGTATGACGATCAAACTTCTGTGGCTGATATGGCCCAAATGCTTCAAATTGAGTTGAGGACTCAGAATGGATACTTGCTACAGGCCGAGAATAGACTCTCGCTGTTCAAGCTGTCCAGCCTTCGCAGACTTCCACTCCCAAGAGATACAGACATGTACATGATCTATCAACTGGATTGTGTATTCGCGTATGCGGCTGTACTCACAACAGAACAGGATTATGCAACTGCCCTTCAAGGTGGCGGCGTATACCACGATGCAAACAGGCCACCAGACTATGTACTGGAAACCGACTTTGAAATCACTCTACCTACTTAGGAGAATAACGTATGACCGTTCTTACGGATATCATTGAAATCAACATCAGCCGAGAAACTGCTGCTGTTGCTCAAACAAACTTCAACGTACCTCTGTTCATTTCTGCTCACACCAAGTTTGCTGAAAGAGCACGTACATACTCTAGCCTGACTGCTGTCGCAGAAGACTTTGAACCAACTGATACAGCGTACATCGTTGCTCAGAAACTCTTCAGCCAAGTATTGAAACCATCGCAGATCGTAATGGGCCGTCGTTTGGTTCCAAGCTCTACAGTCAACATCAACTCTGTTGCAGTTGGTTCGTACACAATGACAATCAGCGGAGTTCCTTTCGTGTTTGTTGCTGGTGGACTGGACACTGCAATCACTATTGCTGCTGGACTGAAAACTGCTTACGACGTGACTCCAATCACAGATGTTACTGTTACTGACAACCTTGACGGTTCTCTAACCATTGCTTCTGCAACTGGGTATGCTCTGGCAGTCAGCGACAACATGTCTCAGGCTAACAGCCCATCTGTTGAATCTTGGGTAACAACAATCAACGAAATTACTGTAGTGGATAACACTTGGTATGCCGTTATGATTGAATCCCACCTTGAGGCTGATGTTCTGACAGTTGCTGCTCAAGTAGAGGGCATGAAGAAAGTGTTCGCCACTTCTTCTTCGTCTGCTGACATTAAGACAACTTCTACAACTGATACATTCTCGAAACTGAAAGCCCTTGGCTACCAACGTACCTTCGGTCTTTACAGTGCAACAGCCGATACAGAGTTCCCAGAAGCTGCTTGGGTTGGCTACCAACTGCAAGAGCAACCGGGTTCTAACACTTGGGCTTACAAGACTCTGAGCGGTGTTACAGTGTCTACCCTGTCTGATACTGAATCTACAAACATCCATAACAAATCTGGATCGACATACGAACGAGTTGGTGGCTTGAGCAGCACTATCGGAGCGAAGATGTTCGGTGGAGAATGGATCGACGTAATGATCTTTGTTGACTGGCTAGAACAACGCATGAAAGAACGCCTGTGGAGCCGTATGGCTAACAGTAAGAAAATCCCTTACACAGCAGCCGGTGCCGCTATTATCGAAGCTGAGATTCGTGCTCAGTTGAACGATGGTATCCGTGTTGGTGGTTTGGCCCCAAGCCCAGCCCCAACTGTTGACGTACCAGATGTTCTTAGCGTGTCTGTCAACGCCCGTGCTCAACGCATCTTCGAAGGTATTACATTCGAAGCACGTCTGGCTGGTGCTATCCACTTCGTTAAAATCGCAGGGACTGTAACCGTTTAATTACGGTTACACCCTCTAATAGGAGACTAACATGGCTACACAACGTCTTGCTACATTCGCTCCAAATGACGTGAGTATTATCATCACGCAATCGAGCACTGGTATTGCCCACATCATCAGCGGGTATTCTGAGGATTCCATCGTTAACATCGAATGGACAAGTCCTCGTTACGCTCTGTACACTGGTGCGGACAACACAGGTACACGTGTTTACAACGCAAGTAACTCTGCGACATTGACACTAAGCCTACAACAAACTTCTGCATCTAACGACGTATTGTCTCTGTTGTTCAACAACGACGGTCGTAACTCCGATGGTCTATTCTCTATCCAAGTGAAAGACGCTTCTGGACGTTCTACATACTTCTCTGACGATGCGTACATCGGTGTACGTCCTAACGCTGGTTTCTCTAACAGCATGATGACACGTGACTGGGTTATCCAAGCATTCAACCTTGACGGTTATGCAGGTGGTAACGCAATCTTGACTCCAGAAGATCAGAACACTGTCGAAACTCTCGGCGGTACTATCGCTGCAAAATGGATTCAATCGTAATACATTCGTTAAGGGGCTTCCATTCGTGGTGGCCCCTTTTCTTTTTCTTGGATGTTACCTAATGGAGGTACTTATCAAATGGCAAGCCTACTAAACTACTCCCCAACTGATGTGACCATTACCGTAGCAGGGTTGTACTCCGTTACAGGTTATGCCGAAGGTACGTTCATTCGCATCATCAAGGACACGCAACAATGTACAACAGTAAGGGCTATGGACGGCACAATGTCCCGTATCAAGAGCCCAGACACCGGCTGGAAAGTTGAGATTACTCTCGCACAATCTTCTAGCGGTAACGACATTTTCTCTACCCTCTGGAACGTTGATAAAGTTACCGGAATGGGCAAGTTTCCACTGTTCATCAAAGACGGAAGTGGAAGCACAATGTTTATGGCTGCAACAGCTTGGATTGAAGAGATTCCTGAAATCGTCTTCTCCAATCAAATGGAAGCGCGTACATGGCGTTTCGCAGCTACAGACGTAATCGTAAACGTTGGTGGTAACGGTGATGATGGCAACCTGTCGTCTATCCTTGGCCTTGGAGCTTCTGTTCTGCCAGCCCTACAAAACTTCCAAATCATTTAAGGAGTATATATGTCTGGTAATGTATTGACGTATGACCCAAGCAGTGTTACTATTAACGTCTGTGGCTGGATTGTTCCGGGTATTGTGAGTATTTCTTTGCAGTGGAACTCTGCGGTCTTCCACGTCCGCAAGGGTATTCGCGGTGTTCACACTCGCATCTACAACCAAGACAGACAAGCTACGCTGGTATTAGAGCTTCTACCTACGTCCATTGCAAACGATGTTTTCACAGATATCGTTCTGCAAGACGCTCAGGCCCACGCCGGTCTGCTCGACCCAGTTAGCTTGAAAGACTCTTCTGGTACATCCCGCTTCACAACATCCCAAGCTTTCATTAAAACTTTCCCTGAGCTGACCTTCAACGCTGAAGGCATCATCACTCGTAGATGGGAAATCGAAATTCTATCGTTCGTAGTTGGTTCTGGTAACGTAGGTGGTAACGCCTCTAACGGTATCGACATTACGGATATTATCTCTGGAGCAATGTCCAGTGCTGAAGGACTTGTGTCTGACGGACTTGGTGCAATCTCTGGTTACTTTAGTTAAGGAGAAATAAATGGCTATTCAACAAAAAGAAGTATTCATCAACGGCGAAACTTACCTGCTGACTCAACTGCCGGGTATGACTGGTTTGAAACTTGGTAAGCAACTGATCAAAACTCTTGGTCCTGCTTTCGCTGTTCTGCAAGGTGAAGAGGCTAGCGTTGCTAAGGCTCTGAACATCTTGTTCGAAAACCTAGATGACAATGCTGAGGCACTGGTTATCGCCCTTGTTACATCTGCTTCCAAAGGAAGTGTAGCGATCAACTTCAACACAGAGTTTGCCGGTGAATACGACAAGCTGTTCCTGTTGGTGAAAGAGATTGTGGAGTTCAACTACGGATCGGTTTTTCAGATGCTAGGTTCCGGCGTCCTGTAAACTCTAACGCGGAGCCACAGACAACTCATCCTCGCTTGAAGAGAGTGGAGGATGGGTACACTCAAGACTGGGAAATCTTCCGTATCATTACAAGTGATATCAAAGGACTTCCGAGTTATGTTGAGTTGCAAACCGTCTGCAACGTAGAGGACATTTATAACATCATCGAGATACTTGATGCGAAGTTTGAAATGGACGAGGTAGCTCGTATCCAACAAGCACAACAAGCTGCCCAGAATAAATAACAGTGAGGCTATATGTTTCAAGAGGAAATTGCTCGCCTGACGGGTAAACTTGTCTTTCAAGTTGACAACCGTCCACTGGCTACATTCGAAAAGAAACTCGGTGGCGTGCTTGGCATGTTGCGAGAGTTGTCGACTCTAGCCAATAAGAAATTCACAGTGAAGGTTGCTCTTGACAGCAGGTCGCTTCGTGCTCAGATTGATAAGGCCACTAAAACCAAAATCACTCTGAACAATGTTGATATCTCCCAAGAAGCACTTCACACTCAAGGTAAACGAATTCAGGATTACCTGAACAAAACAACCATCAACCTGAACAACATCAGAGTTGATATCGGCAAGCTGGTAGAACAGAAGCGCTTCATCAAAACCCTGTTGGGCCAGATGGACCTCAAGCTACCAGTTCGTCTTGACTTGACACATCTGGAACGTGAACTACGTACAGAGCTTAACGCTGTTGGTAAGCGTCAGAAGATTACAGTCGAAGCAAACATCAACACAACACAGTTTATCATCAAGCTACGTCGTGCATTGAAACATGCTCAGAATAGCATTGGTGCATTGAAGATTCGCATTGCTGATCCTCAAGTGAGATTGAAAGTTGACAAGCAACACCTGATCGACGAAATCAAAGCTGCAATTGCTTCCCATGAATTCCGTATCCGTATCAATGCCCGCGACCAAGATTTTGGTGGTGGACGTGGTGGCAGTAGTGGACATGGACGTTCTCAGGTTGACCGTGGCCTAAGCTCTGCAATGGGCTTCGCCAGAGGCGCTCTGCCGGGTCTAGGAGCTGCGTTCGCATTCAGCCAGATGAACCAGATCAACCAACAAGTGCAAGCTGCTACAAACAGCCTACACGCGGTTTCTGGTGATGAGAAGACATTCAACTCCAACAAAACCTTCCTTGAAAATATGTCCAAGGAAATGGGTCTGAACTTCCGTGACATTGCTCCGCAGTTCTCTTCCATCTTCCAAGCCTCTGCACCTTCTATTGGTGCTGGTGGTACACAGGATATGTTCCGTGGCATCATGAAGTACGGTACTGTTCACGGACTTGATAAAGAGTCTATGAAGGGTAGCATGAGAGCCTTGTCTCAAATGTTCGGTAAGGACAAAATCCAATCCGAAGAAGCAAGACAACAATTCTCTGAACGTATGCCGGGTGGTATGAGACTTCTTGCAGAAGCTGCTAAGAACGCTGGTATTTCTAAGACTGGTAGTGTGGCAGAGTTTGAAGATATCATGAAGAAAGGTAAGGGCGATCCTACAAAGATTCTGCCTGAACTTGCTAAGCTGATGGAAAACCTCGCTGACAAGAATGATGCTTACGCCAAGTCTTTGTTGACAACACGTGTTGCTCAAGGTCGAATGAACAAAGCCTTTGAAGACACTGTAGTGTTGTTCTCCGAAGGTGGATTTGACCGTGGTATGGCAAGCTTCTTCAACGCACTAACAGACAGCATGGAAAGAGCTAAGCCTCTAACTGAAGCTCTGGGTGCTGCGTTTGAAATCTTGATTAAGCCAGTTAACGCTTTGATTCGTTTGATCGGCCACCTTGGTGAAAACTGGGGTAAGATTGCTGACAAACTGGGTATGACAAAGAACCAACTAGCAACTCTTACTGCTGCTATTGGTATCTTCATGCTTCCATTCGGTGGATTCATTGTTGCTCTTGGGGCTGCTGCTCTTGCACTGGATGACTTCCTGACTTATATGGCAGGTGGTGACAGTGTATTCGGAGACTTCGTAAAAGAAACTCCGGGTGCTCAAGAAGCCATTGACAATATTAAGAAGTCCTTCGAAGGTATTGTTGGTATGCTTGGACAGTTGCTGGATAAGCTGGGGCCAGTTGGTGAAGCCTTTAAAGGGTTGACACTTAACGATGTGTTCCTCGCAGCACTCCAACAAGTTGATAACCAACTGCAAAACATCCTCAAGACGATGCAAATGATCCAAGCCATCTTCAATGGTGATCTTGGTGCAGCCGATGACGCTGCAAGTGGCATCAACCTGTTGGGTGGTAAGACTACATACCAAAGAGCTAAGGAATACTTTGGATGGGGTCAAGGCGGTGGTAGCAGTGAAGGCGGTAGTAGTGGTGGTAGTTGGTTTAGTGGGCTTGGCGATAGTATGAGTGGTCTTGGTGATTGGCTGACTGGCCCTGCTAGTCAAAGACAATCCATTGCTCAGAAGTTGATGGGCAGCAACGATATGCCAACAACATACTCTGGTACTGTGGATCGCGGTAATACAACAAGCGAGCCTGCTAAGATTGACATGGGTGGATTCACCTTGCAACTCAACATGGAAGGCATCAGTAACCCTAAAGAGTTTGCTGAGAAACTACAACCTGAACTACAACCTATGTTCGAAGCGTCTCTGAGAAATGCTCTTGGAGCAGCCAGAGCACAACAAGCAGAGAGGCAATAATGGCTATCGTACTCCGTAGAGCTAACGGAGACATTATCTGGTTTGACGCAATCACACAGTATGATACAACATACTCTGCGTCTGTAACGAAACATCCCGTCTCTTCTGGCGGGTATGTTTCTGACCACACAACCATTGATAACGTCATCCTGAATATCTCGGGGATTTTCTCTGATGCAGACTTTAATATCTCTCGACAATTGATTGAGGTTAAGGGTGCTGACGGTAAGGCAATCTCCAAGAACAAACAATACACGAACAACACTCAAACTGTATACCCAGTGTCTATCAATGAAACTTCTAGCATTAACAGAATTCTGCCAGAGGTTATTGCACAGTTTACTAAAGACTCGATTCCCACTGCTTTCGTAACTCCACAAGAGAAAGCGAAGACAGCACTTGCTGTAAAGTTCAACCTGATTGATATGTGGCGTACACGTGAAGAGTTCCAAGTGCTGGACATTATCGACAACTCTGTTGTTGAGGAATTCAGTCCCTGTGTCTTCACTAACATCACATTTAGAGAAGATGAATCAACTGGTGAAGGTGTGTTCCCGCAGATGACAATTGAGCAAGTGACTTTCACAGACTTGCAAGAAATCAGTGTTAAGGTGAAGACCTCCAACAAAGGTCGCAAAACTGGCAGCATCACCAAGAAGACTGGTGCTCAAGCTCAGGCTGCACCTGACCATACACCTAAAACATACACTAAAGAATCGAGCAGTTCGTGGAAGGCTCCCACAGGCGCCTAACTAAGAGGATAAACAATGACTACTACAGTATCTATTGAAATGCCTCTGTATTCTGATTTGAAGTACCGCTACGGACTGGCTCTTGAGGGCCAGTCTTTGCAGTTCACATTCTACTGGAATACAAGATGCTCTCAGTGGCACATGGACATGA